AGCACGAACAGGCCATGAAGGACTTTGAGGGCATCACCGGCGCTACCACCACCGATGATGATATTGACTGGGCCGAACGCCTGCAGCGTAACCAGAACGGCGCAGTTAAAGGCACTATCGACAATATCCTGATTATCCTTGACGGTGATCCCGCGCTGAAGGGCAAGTTTGCCCTCAATCAGTTTGCCGGACGCGGTGAGGTATTGGGCGCTCTGCCGTGGCAGTCTAACGCGAAGCGCCGCCTGTGGTCTGATACCGATAGCAACGGCTTGTATTGGTATCTGGAACGCTCATGGGGCATCACAAGCCGGGGCAACATCGACAGCGCCCTTGATATTCACGCCTCCACCCACGCTTTCAATGAGGTGCAGGACTATATCAAAGGCTTACAGTGGGACGGTACGCCCCGACTGGACACGCTGTTTATTGATTTCCTCGGTGCTGCCGACACCGCCTACAACCGCGCTGTGTGCCGCAAGAGCTTTACCGCCGCAATCGCCCGCGCTATGGCCCCCGGATGCAAGTATGATAATATGCTGATCCTCGCAGGCCCACAGGGTATCGGTAAGTCTACGCTGCTGGACAAAATGAGCCTCGGTTGGTTTAACGACAGTATCCGTACCTTTGAGGGTAAGGACGCTTCGGAGCTGTTGCAGGGCGTTTGGCTTGTGGAAGTATCTGAGCTGGACGCTTTCAGGAAATCCGACGTTTCCCGTATCAAACAGTTTTTGTCCCTCCGGGCTGACCGCTACCGCGCCGCTTATGGCCGACACGTCAAAGAGCTGCCCCGCTGCTGTGTGTTCTTCGGGACTACCAACACGGCGGAATTTCTCTCCGACACCACCGGCAACCGCCGCTTCTGGCCTGTTGACGTTGGCGAAATCCCTCACACAAAAACCGTGTGGCGGGATCTCACAGACGACTATATCCGTCAGGTGTGGGCTGAGGCAAAAGCCCGCTGGCAGACGGGTGAGGTGCTTTACCTCTCCGGCGACGTTGAGGTTGAGGCAAAGGCAAAGCAAGAGGAACACCGCGAAGCCTCTGTGCGTGAAGGCTTGATCCTTGCATTTGTTGAAAAGCAAGTACCCGCCGACTGGGCTAAGTGGAGCATTGACAGACGGCGTGATTATTGGGCGGGACAGTTACACACGCAGGAGGGCCAGAGCGTTGACACCGTGGAGCGTGACCGCATTTCCGCTATTGAGGTTTGGTGTGAGCTTTTCAACAGCAACGCTAAGGACGCAAAGACCGCCGACATACGGGAAATCAATGCTATTCTGGCAAGCATGGACGGCTGGAAACGCTATGACGGTCCGCTGAGATTTGGCCCGTACAGCCTGCAACGCGGCTTTGTGAGAAAGGCAAAATAGGTGTTACAAACGGCAATGTAACACCCCAAATGCGGGAGCGGTTTGTAACACTATCACCGTTACAGAGTTACACCGATGTTACAAACAATGTAACGCCCAAAAATCCTTGTGTACCAACGGTTTTCGGGCTTCTGTTACAATGTTACATTAAATTCCTATTAACCTATGAAAATATAGAGTGTATGGGCGCAAATACGTCATAGCGCCTATATACGCGTATATTATAGGAAACTCTCTGTAACGGTAGAATTTGGAGGCACAAAAATGCTTGAAAGCTATTACGAAGATAAACTGCGAAAGCGGGTAAAAGCACTCGGCCACGGCGCACGATGTTTGAAATTTGTAAGCCCCGGCTTTTCGGGTGTACCAGATAGAATGATCCTGCTGCCCGGTGGAAATCTGATTTTCGTAGAAATGAAGAAGCCGGGAGAAAAAGAACGCAAGCGACAGGAGTACGTACATGGAATTTTACGGAAACTGGGCTTTGAGGTTTTCGCCACCATTGACAGCATGGAGCGTATTGAGGTGGTAATTGATAGGTGTAAGGAGGTTTTACGGAGTGAAGGATTACATACCCCATAATTATCAAGATTATTGCATTGGCCGGATTATCAATGATCCGGCTATTGGGCTTTTCCTTGATATGGGCTTAGGTAAGACCTCTATAACGCTGATGGCAATTAAGAGGCTGAAATACGAATATTGGTGCGTTCGTAAGGTGCTGATTATCGCGCCTAAGAAGGTAGCGGAATCCACATGGAACAAAGAGGCGGCAAAGTGGAAACAGCTCAACGCCCTCCGCTTCTCTTTCGTCCTCGGTACGGCGTCGCAGCGCATAGCCGCCTTGCACCAGACCGCCGACATTTACATGATTAACCGTGAAAATGTGCAATGGCTTGTGAACTACTACAAGCACGATTGGCCGTTTGATATGGTGGTCATTGACGAAAGCAGCAGCTTCAAAAACCATCAAGCGAAACGCTTTAAGGCTCTGAAATTGGTACGTTCTAAGATCAGCCGTATTGTGGAGCTGACGGGTACACCCAACCCCCGTAGCCTGCTTGACCTGTGGGCGCAGCTCTTTTTGCTTGACTGTGGTAAGCGGCTGGGCCGTACCATTACGGCATACAGGGACGCCTATTTTGTGCCGGACAAGCGCAGCCGCACGACCATTTTCAGCTATGCACCGAAACCCGGCGCGGCTGAGGAAATCTACAACAGGATCAGCGATATTTGTATCAGCATGAAGGCAGAGGACTATTTGGATATGCCCGAAATGATCTATGATGATATTCCCGTTGTGCTGGACGCTGCCGCGCAGAGAGCCTACAACCGATTGGAGCGGGACACCCTGCTTCAGGTGGACGACGAAACAGTTATCACCGCCGGGACCGCCGCTGTCCTGCGTCAAAAGCTGTTGCAGCTCTGCAACGGTGCTTGCTACGACGAGGACGGCAACGTGGTTATGGTCCACGACTGCAAAATGGAGGTATTGCTTGAGACTGTGGAACAGCTCAACGGGCAACACGCCATTATCTGTTATAATTTCAAGCACGATCTGGACCGGCTGTTGTGTGCGTTGAAAGCTACACAGTTGCGTGTGGAAGTGTACCGGGGCAAAGAGCAGGAAGATCAGTGGAACGCCGGTAACATCGACCTTCTGTTGTTCCAGCCTGCAAGCGGCGGCTATGGCCTGAATCTGCAGGAGGGCGGGCATCATATCATTTGGTTTGGCCTTACTGATAGTTTGGAGCTGTACCAGCAGACCAACAAACGCCTTCACCGGCAGGGCCAGCCGTACCCCGTTATCATTCACCATTTGTTGGTGCAGGGCGGCACTGACGAAGATGTTATTAAATCGCTGGGCGGAAAGGCTGACGATCAGGACAGTTTGCTTGAGGCCCTAAAAGTACGTATCAAAAGAGCTAAGGAGGCAGCATGACAATAAAGGAACTATCCGCGCTCTATAATCTCAACCGTGAAATCGAATTGAACCAAAAGCGGCTTGCAGATTTAGAGTGGGAAATACAACGGGACGAAGATAGGCTCAGAAACCTTGAGGCGCGTTGTGGGTCTATTTCGTCCCCCGGCTATGACGGTATGCCTAAAAACCCGTCCTATGGAAATAAGCTGGAAAGTGAGATTGCAGAGCTGCTTGACCTCCGGGATCTGATTACCCGCAAAAAGGCGTTGCGCTCTGAGTGTGCTATGACCATTCATGCACAAGAGATATTGTGCCTGACTGAGCGAAACCGCCTTGAGCGGTACATAGCCAGCGTACCCGACAGCTTGACGCGTCAAATTATGGTGCTTCGTTTCATTAACGGGCTTAGTTGGTGGCAAGTGGCCTACTCCATCGGTGGCAACAACACCGGCGACAGCGTGAGAATGAACGTAAAACGCTATTTGCAGGCGGAAAATCAGAAAAACGATTAAACTTGTTCGCTTTGTTCGCTCAGTTTGCTTTTTCTGTGTTAGACTATTATCGTGGATTTTTGGACACACGGAGGCGGCTTCGGTTTGCCTCCGCCTTAGCCGACTTCGTGACTATCCACACTTCCTTCCACCCCTGACGCCTCAGCGCGTCAGGGGCTTTATACTGAGAAAAGGAGGCGTTATGCCGTTGTGTATCGACAGGGACGCAACTATGAGAATTTGAATAAGTGCATATTTGACGGTACGGGTACATACGGCATACCGCCCATTCAACCTGAGCATTGCACAGTGGAGGGCTTCATAGGCTTTAACTATGCGAAATCGTGCAAGCTCCCCTATAACAAGGGCGTACACTTTTTCATTGACGATTACCAATTTACGCGCTGCTGGGCTAACCCTGACGCGTACATTGACCTTCTGAGTAACTTTAAGGCCGTGTGTACTCCCGACTTTTCCACATACACCGACTTTCCCCGCGCCGTGCAGATTTATAACCACTACCGCAAACACTGGCTCGGTGCTTATTGGCAGCAGAACGGGATCACCGTTATTCCGACTATCAGTTGGGCCGATAGGGACAGCTTCGCATGGTGCTTTGACGGTGAGCCTGTGGGCGGCGTTGTGGCTGTTTCCTCTGTGGGTACGCAGCTCAACAAAGAGAGCCGCAAGCTGTTTATGGACGGCTATAATGAAATGCTTGCACGTCTGCAGCCTGAGCGCATTTTCTTTTACGGCCTTGTGCCGGATCAGTGCGCCGGTAATATTATTCCCGTTGCCGCTTTTCAGGACAGCATAAAGGCCCGTTGTAAGGGAGGCGCAAGCGGTGGGCGGTAGAGGCGCTTCAAGTGGTTTTTCATTCGATAAGAACGGAAACCCTAAGAATAAATATGGCTCACAGTATCACACGGTATTGCAGAGCGGCGACATTAAGTTTGTCACAAAGAATACCCGCGATTCTGAAACGCTCATGGAAACGCAGACACCGGGCCGTGTCTATGTTGAGGTGGGCGGGAAAGATCTGTTGCGCGTGGTGTTCTTTGATAAGGACAACAAACGAAACCACGTCATTGAACGTGATAAGCGCACGGACGAATGGCACACCCACAACGGCTATCTCCACTCTGAGTATGGAGAGGCCCAGCATGAGCCGCTAAGTGACGACGACAAGCGGATACTTGCAAAAATCAAGAATTTGTGGTATAATCACATACGGGTATAGTTTAAGTCTGGGAAAACGGCTTTATTAAAGCATTTTTCGGGTCCAAATCCCGATACCCAACGGGCGCAGCAATGCGCCCATTCTCATATATGTACATTACCGTCGGCGGTTTTCCGCTGGCGGTATTTTTATGCCCATTTTAGGGCGAAATACTAAGTAAGAGGTGAAAAAACAATGCAGTTAGAAACTTTCAAGCGCGAATTTCGACAGCTTAACGGCGTCGCTCTGGAAGATTCTTGGGTGCTGTTCCGCCGCCCCTTACAGCTCTATAACCTTGAAACTGAGGAAACGATCAGCTTTAAGGATTTGGACGAAGCCCTGTCCTATGAGCTGGACGGTAAGACCCTCGAAACGCGGATCAGCGAATGGACAAGTATCACTTTCCGCCGTGACGGTGGCCGTGGTGGTGAATCTGGCTTGTCCACGTTTTCTTTCGGACACGCGCCCAGCGGCAGAGGCGACCCCGGCAAGCCGGATCTTCCTGCCCGTATGAATACCCGGTTAGGCGTCAATCGTACCCCCGCTGATACCCTCCGTGCGTTTCGTGACGCTCACGTAAACGACGGATACGAAAGCGGTGTTGCAGTCGATGAACACGGGTTTGTTACCCGTTACGTCCACGGCACAGCTACCAGCGTCGGCATTTACGGCGGCAAGGGTGAAATGGTGTACCATAATCACCCCGGCAAGTTTGGCGGCAACTTCTCCGATAGCGACCTTCTCAGCACGGCCCTCAGCCCCGAAAAGGGCATTGTGGCAAGCGGCAGAGAGGGCGACTATGTGTTTGTTAAGACACATAAATTCAACGCTACCGGCTTTGCTAAGGCCGTCAAGAGCGCCCGTATGCAGGGCAAGGATTACACGGACGCCGCAGACCGTTGGTTAAAGAAGAACCAGAAAAAGTATGGTTATACATACGAATTTATCAAAGCGAAACCGTAAGGAGGTACGGGCGTCAATATCCCAATAGGAGGTGTGAAACGTGAGCAGACCGCAAGACAAGCACCTGATACCTCTGACTGAACGCACTGAGGAAGAGGCTCACGCTATCCGCTCCGCCGGTGGTAAGGCATCACAGCAAAAGCGTAAGGAAAAGCAAATGATGGCTGACCTTCTTGAGCTGTATTCCGGCCTCCCGATTACCGATAAGCGCAAAAAGAACAGGCTTGCTAAATTGGGTATCCCTACTGAGGAACTAACCCAAAAGCTGCTTGTAGCGGATGCGTTGATGCGTTCCGCGCAAGCCGGAAACACCTATGCTATTCAGCTCTATATGGAGATCACGGGTGAGGCTGGCATGGGCGGCCCTGTAAAGGAAAATAATCTGCTTCAGGCAATTCAAGATTCCACAAAGGAGGATATGAATACGGATGATTTACCAGAGCTTCAGCAAACGGCAGAAGCTGACGTTGACGTGGTGGAATAGGCCGAAATTCAAAGACTATGACGGCATAATCTGCGACGGCTCAATCCGTTCTGGTAAGACCGTTTCAATGTCTGATGGCTTTATCCTGTGGAGTATGAGCAGCTTCAACGGACAGAACTTTGCAATATGCGGCAAGACCATTGAGAGTTTGCGCCGCAACGTCGTTACCCTCATGCCGCAATGGTTGGAGGGTATTTTTACTATTACTGAGCGCCGCAGCGAAAACAAGCTGATTATCACGTCAGGCAATACCACGAACTACTATTATCTGTTCGGCGGTAAAGACGAAAGCAGCTACACACTTGTGCAAGGTATCACCCTTGCCGGTGTTCTTTTTGACGAAGTGGCGCTTATGCCCCGCTCTTTCGTGGAGCAGGCTATGGCCCGTTGTTCCGTGGACGGGTCAAAATTCTGGTTTAACTGTAACCCCGAAAACCCCGGACATTGGTTTTATGTGGAGTGGATCAAGAAAGCGCGTGAGCGCAATATCCTGTATCTGCATTTCACCATGGACGACAATCTGAGCCTGTCTGAAAGGATCAAGGCCAGATATGAGGCCATGTACACCGGCGTTTTCTATCGTCGGTATATCCTCGGTCTGTGGGTAAAGGCTGAGGGCCTTGTTTACCCGATGTTCAACCGGGAGACGCACACAGTCAAAACCATTCCCAAATATAACCCACGACACAGATACTATGTGGCCGTGGACTACGGTACAGTAAACCCCTTTGCGGCGGGCTTGTATGACTACGACCCCGGCGCTCAAAAAGCAATTATGATAAAAGAGCTTTATTACAAGGGCGGCAGCAATAACCGCGTTGACAATGAGGCTTATTATAAGATGCTTTGCGACCTTATCGGGGAATATCCCATAGAGTACATAATCATTGACCCCTCTGCGGCGTCCATGATTGAAACCATCCAGAAATACAGTAAATACTTCGTAGTCAAGGCTGACAACGACGTTTTGAACGGTATTCAGGATGTTACAAAATTCCTCAATGCGGGCTGTTTGTATTTCCACAAGAGCTGCAGAAGCACCTTTGAGGAATTTGAAACCTACTCATGGGACGAAGAATCCGAAGAGGATCGTGTTATCAAAGAGAACGACCACAGCATGGACCAGATACGGTATTTTTGTCGTACTGCCCTGCGTAACGAACTGAAATGGATAGTTTAAGGCGGTGATGGAATGAATTTTTTTACACGCCTTTTAAGGAGGATTCGCAATATGTTTTTTGTGAATAACACCGACATAGGCAAGGTGTTTGGCGTTGAACTCATTTCTTCATCGGACATGAACAACGCATTACAGCGGTGGGACAACATTTCCACCGGCAAGCCCCCGTGGAAAAACGACGGGGACGAAATCGACACAATCAATATGGCAAAGCACATTTCCGACTACCGGGCAAAGCTAACGGTGTTGGATATTGGCATTGCCGTTTCCGGCTCTGCAAGAGCCGATTTCCTGCAGGGTTTGGCCGACGACCTGTTAAAGCGTTTGCCGGATCGTATCGCGGAGGCTGACCGCATGGGCGGTATTATCATCAAGTGGAACGGCAGCACATGGGATTTTGTGCTACCGGGTAACTTCGGTATTACCGCAAAGGACGACAACGGCGAAATCGTAGGCGCTATTTTCGCCTCGCACACCTCGGAGGGCAGCGGGCATTATACCCGCCTTGAATACCACCGTTTTGAGGGCGCGGACGAAAGCGGCAAGGTCTACAAGATCACCAACAAAGCCTTCAAGAATCAGATCACCGGCGACGGTAAAGCCAATTTGGGCAAGCCCGTTGCGCTGAAGGATGTTACCGCGTGGGCGCACATGGAGGACGAAGTAAGTATTTCTAAGCTGGAAAAGCCCCTGTTTGCTTACTACCGTATCCCCGGTGCAAATACCATTGACAGCTCTTCGCCCCTCGGCCTGTCTGTATTTGCTAACGCCCTGCCTGAGCTGAAAGCCCTTGATATTGCCGTGAGCCGCAAAAACACGGAGGTTGAGGACAGCAAGCACATGACCTTTGTTGGACAGACCATCGTGCAGAACGCCACCAACAGGGGCGTTGAGCTGCCCCGTTTCGTTAAGGGCTTGGGCATGGGCATCAGCGACGGCGAAACTACCGCAATCCATGAACACGTCCCCACGCTGTTGACGGATCAGCGTATCAAGGATATTAACTTTAACCTGTCTTTGGCGGGTGTAAAGTGTGGCTTCTCTGAGGGCGTTTTCGTCATGGACGGCCAAACGGGCATGATTACCGCAACTCAGGTTGAATCCGACGACCGGGACACCATTCAGACTATCAAGAGCGACCGCGACGCGCTGAGGGACGCACTCACACAGGCGTTTTACGGTGCTGACGCTCTTGCAACCCTCTACGGTATGGCCCCCTTGGGTGAATATGAGATCAATTTCAACTTTGGGGACATTACCTACAACTACGAAGAGGACAAGGCAGCGTGGCGGGCTTACGCTATGCAGGGCTGGGTCCCTAAGTGGCTGTATTTCGTCAAGTTTGAGGGCATGAGTGAGGAAGAAGCTAAGGCTATGACCGCTGAGGCCGAAGCCGCGAATATGGAAACCGGGTTGTTTGCGGGTAAGTAATGGAGGTGTTTGCCGATGCTGACACCACAGCAAATCCTTGAAATCGTTGACACCATGTACCCGCTTTTGGATGAACTCAATACGTGGATCACCTCTGACCTTATTAGCCGCCTCATGGCCCGTATTGGGCGCGGTGAGCGGCTTTTGCTTACCTCTACGGACGAATGGCAAATGAAGGTATATCAATCCGCTGGCGGGCATTTGGAAACCGTACAGCGCGACATTATGCGCTTCACAAAGCTGTCGGACGCAGAGGTGCAGGCAATCTTTGAGGATGCGGGCATTAAAGCGTTTGCGTATGATAATGATTTCTACGTTGCCCACGGCCTCCCGGAACAGAGCCTTGCACAGTCTGAAAACATGATACGGCTGCTGACAGACACCTACCAGCGGACAAACGGTGAAATCCGCAATTTCACCCGGACAACCGCAAAGGCAAGCCAACAGCGGCTTATCAAGGTTTTGGACACTACGCACTTTAAGGTTATGAGCGGCGCGACCTCATACACACAGGCCGTCAAAGAGGCTGTAAATGAGATCGTCAATGAACAGACAAAGGTTGTATATCCTACCGGCCACGTTGACACCATAGAAACCGCCGTGCTTCGTGCCGTCCGTACAGGCGTTGCACAGGCAAGCGGCAACATGGCTATTGAGGGTATGATTGAACGGGAATGGGACCTTATACGGGTATCCGCTCACCTCGGCGCTCGATATGGCGACGGCGGCGAAAACCCCGGCAATCATTTCTGGTGGCAAGGTAAGCTGTACAGCCGTACAGGAAAAACCCCCGGCTATCCTCTGTTTGAAGAGGCTACGGGCTACGGCACAGGTGAGGGCTTGTGCGGTTGGAACTGTCGGCACTCTTTCGGTCCCGGCGATCCTGACCACAACCCCTTTAAGGATTTCGACGCTGAGGAAAACAAAAAGGCTTTTGACCTCTCACAGCGGCAACGTGCCGCAGAGGCCCGCATACGCAAAACAAAGCTCAAACTGCTGGGCTTGCGACAAGCTATTGACGGGTGTACGGATGAAGGGGCGAAAGCTACACTTCAGGACGAATACGGCAAAGCTGCCCGGTTGCTCCAAAAGCAGAACGCAGCATACAACGACTTCTGCGATAAGAACAACCTGAAACGGCTGTCTGATCGTGTGAGCGTTGCCAAATGGACGCGCTCTGAGGCGGCTAAGGCCACCGCAGCGGCCCGCAAATTGAATAAGCAATAATGAATATTAGCAGAGCCTTCACCGCGCAGAAATGCGTTGGTGGCGGCTCTGCTTTTATATGCCCCTTGTGGTATGGCCGGTTCAACTCCGGCAAGGGGTACAACATTAGTCAACCCGGCTGACTTAATAATGCCGGGACGATAGGACACGGCGACGTCCTAAAAAGCCTAATCGTGATTGGAGGTAACTCTATGAAAACCGAAGAATTGACCGCAATCGGCCTGACAGAGGAACAGGCTACTCAGGTGCTTGCCATCCACGGCAAGGACATTGAGAAGCACAAAAAGTCTATCACCGCTCTGGAAACTGAGCGCGACGACTTGAAGGGCCGCCTCGACACCGCCGAAAGCACCCTGAAGAGCTTTGAGGGTATTGACCCCGCAAAGATCCAGCAGGAAGTCCAGACCTACAAGCAGCAGGCGGAGGACGCTGAAAAGCGTTACACCGCACAGATTACCCAGCGTGACCAGAGGGATTGGCTCAAGGGCAAGTTTGACGAATACGGCGTTGCGTCCCCCTACGCCCGTAAGCAGCTTGAAACTGAGTGCATGGCCGAGGGTAGCGGCTGCGCGTGGAAGGACGGCGCTTTCTTTGGCTTTGACGACTTTATGAAAGCGGCAAAGGCAAAGGACAACAGCCTGTACATGACTGCTGAGGAAAAGGCAGAGGCCGAAAAGGCCGCAAAGCTCAAGGACAAAGCGCCCACGTTCACCGGCCCCACCGGCGATCCCGCGCCTAAGTCCGACAAATACACGCCCCCCAAAATTTTCTAAAACCCCAAAATCCAATAATCGAAAGGAAGAATGATTATGCCCCGTATTACTGCCCTTAACATCCTTACTCAGGACGAAGGTAAGGAATACCTGTCCGAACTCTACGGCAGGGTCATTGAGAACGTCCAGAAAGCCTTGATTTCCGCCGGTCTGAAGAACGGCGACCTGTCCGGCGACCCCTCTTCCGGCTCTGTTGAGGCAAAGCGTTTCGTAAACGCCACCTCTCAGGAGTACGGTACTGCCCGCACTAACGGCAAGGGTAGCGCCGTCAAGGCAAAGCCCGTCAATGTCGTTATCGACACTGACCGCGAGATCGTGGAAGAGATCGAAGAGAAGGATACCCGCCTGTACGGCGTTGACGGTCTGCTTGACCGCCGCGCTGGCAACCACGTTCTGCGTATGGCCGCAGAGCTGGATACTGCCTTCTTCGCTGAAGCTGCCAACGTCGCCGTTGAGGTTGAGGTTGACATGACCGCCGACGTGGCGGACATTCTGGAAGCCATCATTCAGGAGTGCGAGAACACTCAGAATGATTTTGTTGACGGTGTGCCTCGTTCCATGATGCACCTGTCTCTTTCCAGCGCCTTCTACGGCAAGGTCCGTAACAACCTCGACAAGCAGACCCGTTCCAACGTGGACACCGCCGCCGAAGAGTTCTACACTTGGCACGGCGTTGAAACCGCGTCCAACATCCATCTGCCCGACGGCTGCGACATTCTGCTTCAGGTCAAGGGTGCTGTTGCACAGCCCGTCATGGCCGACCAGTATGTTGCTGAGAAGATTCCTCTCTCCAACGCTTACGGCGTTGAGCTGTTCTACCACTACGGCACTGATGCGGTCACTCCCGACCTGATCTTCAAGGCCGTTGCAAAGGGCGCTTAATAAGCGCTCTTTGCCCCATAACATAAAGGAGGATTACCAACATGAAGTTTAAGAACGTCAAGACCGGCAATATCGTCAGAACCGAAAACAAGGCGACCATTGCCCTGATGCAGAAGTCCGACAGATACGTTGCCGTTACCGAAAAGGGCGGCAAGAAGCCCGCCGGTAAGACCGACGACAAGCAGGACGGCGCTGCTGAGTAAGGAGGCCGCCCATGGCATACGCGGATTTTGACTATTACCAGAAATCCTATTTCGGTGATGTACTCACGGAGGAAAACGCCCCGAAATGGCTGTCCCGTGCAAGTGATGAACTTGACGGGCCTACCTTCGGCAGGCTGACCTTCGCATTTCCCACTATTGAGGCTCACGCCGAAAAGGTCAAAAAGGCTGTGTGTGCCGTCGCTGAAGCGCTTTTCTACATCGACGTACAGCGTAGAGCCGCGTCGGCACAGAAAGCCGCTGACGGCAGCTACCGTGGCGCGGTGGCGTCTATTTCGTCCGGGCGGGAATCTATTTCCTACTCAGCTAATAGCTCCGCTACCGCCTATGCGGCGGCTGCTGCAAGCCCTGTAGCCCACGCCCAACTGATTAACAGTATTGCCGTTAAGTATCTGGCTAACATCCCGGACGCTAACGGGATCAATCTGTTATATGCGGGAGGTGTGAAGCGTGTACCAGAACACAGTTACGGTATTTAACTACCACGAAAAAAGCGGTATGTGGTATCCGTCTGTTATCAAAGGCGCTGATTTGATTGTGAACAAATCAAGCAGCTCCACGACAGCCGGAAAGAACAACGCTGACACCGTGGATGTGATTATCCACTGTTCTGCAGACAAGCAGATCACCACAACGACAGAGGCGAAAAGCTACACCGGGCCGAAAGAATACGCAAAGTGCGATAACCCCGCAGAGCGGATCACGTTCAAGCCTGAGTGCGATTTCATTTATGACGGTGAATGGCCGGAACTCGCCCCCATTTCTGATGATGGGTACGATTCCGGCCTTTATCATGCCCTGAATGATGAACACGACGGAATTTATATGATTACCTCTGCGGCGTTTTACGGTTTGCTGCCACACTTTGAGATCGGAGGTAGGTAACGTGTCCGACACATACCACTTTCCCTATATCTCCTATGTGTACGGCGGCTTGCGTGTTGAAATCGACCTGAAGCCTTACGAACAGAAACACATAGCCGCCCAACAGTGGCTCGGTGATCGTGTTCTTGAGGATTGCAGAGCCGTAATGCCTCGGCTTACGGGTGGTATGCAACAGCGCTCCTACGTTCGCTACGGAGGGCGCGAAGTGGTGTTCCCCGGACCGTATGCCCGCTTTCAGTATGGCGGCAAAGTCATGGTTGACCCTGACACCGGCAGTCCGTGGGCGCGAAAAGGCGTTAAAAAGGTACTTACCGATAGACCGTTGACGTATTCAAATCCAGAGGCAACAGACCATTGGTTTGATACGGCAAAGGCCCGAAACGGTGAGTATTGGATTAACGGCGTTAAAGAACGAATTGGAGGTAGGTAAAAATGGATACGAAGAAACCCGTTATCGACATTGACGGATCAGAGGCAGTAAGCAAGGTGCTTTTGGCGCTCCTGAATGAATTTCCGGGGATTGACCACAAGAATATCTTGTTTTCCACGCTGTCCGAAACGTCCGGCATTGGCTTTTTCCCTACCTCCGGCGCAGCTCTGTTATCCGACAAGGAGGACATTACAGGCCACGTCAAACAGGTGTGTTTGTACCCCTTCAACATCGTTTACCGGGCAGCTCCTAAGTCTGAGGCGCAGCGCTTAAAGATCAAGGAATTTCTTGATACCCTCGGACGCTGGCTGGAACAACAGCCCGTCACCGTTGGCGGCGACACATACCAACTGACAGAGTACCCCGCGTTGTCCTCCGGCAACCGGGTTATTAAGTCTATCAGCCGCACAAACCCCGGCCACCTCAATGCAGCCTATCAGGACGGCATTGAGGATTGGTTGATTTCCGCAACCCTGCGGTACGAAAACGAATTTGATAAATAAGGAGTGACATTCTATGTCTAAGATTGAGCGTAAGTACCTTGCACACTACATTGACGCCAGCTTCGGCGCAGAGGGCGGTCCCAACTATATTCGCCTCGGCAAAGACCTTGAGGAATATAACGAGGAACTCAGCCCCGACGTTGAGATCGTCAAAAACATTCTCGGTGAACAGAATGTTCGCCACAACGGCTACGAGATCCAGTCCGAAGTCGATCCCTTCTATGCCTACTCCGACGACCCGCTGTTTGAGCGCCTTGCTCAGATTGCGAATGAGCGTCTTACCGGCGACGACTGCGTTACCACTAAGGTTGACGTGCTTATGGCCGCTGACGGCTCTATTGAGTGGGCCTACCGCGAAAAGGTGTGGGTTGTCCCCAACACCATCGGCGGCGACACTTCCGGCGTTCAGATCCCCTTCAGCGTTTACAATGCCGGTGAGCGCGTAGCGGGTAACTGGGACGTCAAGACTAAGACCTTCACCGAAACCGCCGTTGAGGCGTAAGTACACCACGGCGGCCCCGGTGAGCGGGGCCGCCTAATTCTATAATTTTAGGAGGCTAAACACCATGGCAGAAGAAAAGATTTTGAATTTTAACGGCATCGTCGTTGACGACGGCGGCGTTGAGGTCCCTATCCGCAACAAACGCGGTGACGAAATCGGCGTTTTCTATTTCAACCCTACCGATATTGGCATCATTGACCGCTATAACAAGGTGGCCGCTGATTTTGAGAATATCGTAGCCCCTCTGGAAAACGTCAACATCAACCCCGACGGCACGGCAGAGGAAAAGGACGAAGCGGAACAGGCAGCGTTGAAGGAGGCCGTACAGCGCCTTTACGACGCCTGCAACTATCTGTTCGGCGGCGACTTTGCCGCTGCGTTCTTCGGCAAGGTTCACCCGTTCTCTCCCGTCAACGGTCATTTCTACTGTGAAAACGCGCTGGGCGCTGTCGGTAAGTACATTTCCGCACAGTTTGACCGTGAGGTTAAGAAGGTCAACACCCGTGTTGAGCGTTACACCCACGGCTACCGCACCGGCAAGCATAAGGACGGCAAGAAATGATTGGAGAACTCCCGAAGAGCGTAAGCGTCAATGGCGCTGAACACTCCATACGCTCTGACTTCCGGGACATTCTGAAAATCCTCTGTGCTTTCAATGATCCAGAGTTGGAAAACTCTGAGAAAATCTATATCTGCTTATTTATCCTCTATGAGGATTTCGATAGCATCCCTGAAGCGGATTATGAGGCCGCTTTCAAGGCAGCTATGCAGTTTATAGACCATGGCACGGACAGCGACGGCCCTAAGTCGCCCCGCGTCATGGATTGGGAGCAGGACGAAAGCATTATGTTCCCGGCAATCAATAAGGTTGCCGGATTTGAAACACGCACCGCTGATTACATCCATTGGTGGACCTTTATGGGCTACTACATGGAGATTTCGGAGGGCGTGTTTTCTAATGTTCTGTCCCTGCGTCTGAAAAAGGCAAAGGGAAAGAAATTGGAGAAATGGGAGCGGGAGTATTGGAGTGCAAACAAAAACATCTGCGTTCTGAAGCCTAAGCTCACGGCAGAGGAACAGGCAGCAAAGGATAGGCTTAACGCGCTACTCGACTGACAAAGGAAGGTGATAACATGGCAGATCAGGCTGACGGCTCTATCATTGTCGATACTGAGGTAAACGCTGATGGGTTCAAAGCTGGCAGTGCTGAATTGCTTGCGGCTATCAAGTCTCTTTCCAATGAGGTTAAAACACTCGGCCAGACCTTGAAGGAAACCTTCGGCGGTAGCGACAAGAGCGTAGGCTCTACGGACGGTAAGGTACAGGCTTTGGAGGCTACCATTGCAAGCCTGCAGGCTCAGGTTAAATCCTTACAGGATACCGTAGCGGCACTGCAAGAGAAACTTAATAGCCTCAACAGTGGGCAGACCACGCAAACACCCCTTGACGGCGTTACCGATGCGGCACAGGGGGCCAATGAACAGGTTGCGGCCCTTGAGGCGAAAATTAAGGAATTAGAGGGCGTCATTGCCGGTATGCAGAAGCAGCTTGACGCGGCGGCTTCTGCGCCGTCTGAGGTGGATTTTGACACCGAAGCGGCAGAGGCAAAGATTGCAGCCCTTGAAAATAAGATCAGTGAGCTGGAAAGCACCATTGCCGATATGCAGAGCGGTGAGGGCGAAACAGCTACACAGACGGTGGATTTCGGAGGCGCACCACAGAAAGCGTCCAGCCTCCAAAAGCAGATCGACGCTGTAAACAGCAGCGTTGACCGGCTCGGCCCGACATTCCAGCGGGCTATGGGCGGCAGCGAAAGCGCCATGACCTCTTTTGAGACAAAGGCGGGATCGTTGAACACCAAAATTGAAGAGCTGGAACAGCGGCTTGCTGCTGCGGCACAGGCTAAGATCCCCACCGACGACTACCAGTGGCTTACGAAAGAAATTGAGAAAGCCAATAATGAGCTTAACCGGCT